CCGGTGCATTTAAAAATACATTGAAAACTTCCGATGTACGCGCATTATTCAACCACGATTCCAACTGGATACTCGGAAGGAATACAAGCAAGACGTTATCTCTTAGCGAGGATGACACCGGACTTGCCGTGGAAATATCCCCACCTGACACGCAGCTAATCAGGGACATGGTTATGACTCCTATGGAGCGCGGTGATCTCAATCAAATGTCATTTGCCTTTATGGTTACAGACGAGGAATGGGAAGAAAAGAAGGGTGAATTGCCTATTCGAACTATAAAAGAGGTTGACCCATTATTCGACGTATCGGTTGTTACCTTTCCTGCTTATCCAACTACTGACGCAAAAGTCAGAGACATAATCACCAAATCAGGTATCAATTACGATGAACTTTCCGGTTTAATGTTCAGGGCGAAACAAGGTCTACCAATACAAAGGTCAGACCTTGATTTAATAAATGCCAGCATCGACGTTTTAAAAGGCTACATTCCAAGCGCAGCGCCAGAGGTTAAGGATAATGAGCCGCAGCGGTTCAATATTGTCCAAAGCCTGGAATTAGTCAGATTAGAACTCGAATTAATGTGAAAGGACGTGACCATATGAAAAATATTGCAGAACTTAAAGACAAGGCCATGAGAAGTATTGAACAGGCCCATGCTGTCAAAGATGCTGCCGACAATGCAAAACGCACCATGACTGCGGAGGAAATCGTACAGTTTGATAAACACATGGCAGACGCGAGAGCAGTCAAAGACGACATAAAGAGGGAAGAAGATCTCCAAGCAGCGGAATTGGAATTCAAGAATGCTCCCGTACCGCCTATGGCGCCGGTAAAACCCGAGGATAAAGAAAAGGCCGAGAGGGAAGCAAGGAAGGCGGCATTCAGGAAGTATATTGTAACCGGCAGAGACGATGAATACCGTCAGGCAGTTCCTGAAATGAGGACGACCCTGCAGGTAGGGCTTGATGTATCGGGTGGTTATATTTCGGCACCTGCTGAGTTCGTGCCTGAAATCATCAAAGACATGGATATGGCAGTAGCAATCCGCAGACTTGCAACCGTAAGACCTGTCGGGCAGGCAGGAAGTCTTGGCTATCCGACTATCACAACCAAAATGTCCGGAGCTGTGCATGGAACTGAAATTGGGGATATCCCGCAGATGACCGAACCCTTATTTGGTCGCAGGGAATGGTTCCCGCACCCGATAACTGGCTATACGATGCTCTCTAATACCCTTATGAGAAAAGCGGCAATTGACCCCGAAAACCTTTTGAGAGAAGAGATCGTCAGGGTATTTGCTGAAACTGAGGAAGACGACTTTATGAACGGCACTGGAGTCAATATGTCTCTGGGCGTTTTTGTGGCATCAAGTAAAGGTATCGACACTGACAGGGACGTTTCGGCCGGCAATGCTGCAACATCAATTCAGTTTGACGGTTTGAAGGCTGCGAAATATGCACTTAAGCAGGGATATTGGGCTAAAGCCGTATGGATGTTCCATATGGATGCTGTAGCTCAAATCGACAAGCTCAAAGACGGTGAAGGTCGTTATGTCTGGAATGAAAATATTCAGACCAGCGGCATACCTACGCTTATTGGGTTCCCTGTTTACACAAGCGCATGGGCGCCGAGCACATTCACAGCATCATCTTATGTTGGTATATTGGGTGATTTCAGCAATTACCTGATAGCCGACGGACTCGCACTCGAAATCAAGAGATTGAGCGAACTCAAAGCGCTCAATGATTTGACCGTATTCCTTGCAAGACTTGAAGTTGACGGTATGCCTAAGAAATCTGAGGCATTTGCCCGCGTCAAGCTTGCAGCATCTTAAGGAAGGGGTGGAAAATATGAATCTCAGTAAAAATGTACTCGTAACAAGCGTTTTGGATGTTACATCTGCGGCTTCCACGGACACGGAAGCAACTGTACTGGACATGAGCGGGTTTGAAGGCGTTTTATTTGTGGCCAGGTTTGCCACAGACAACACGTCAACCATGAAGGGCTTGCACGTTCAGGCCGGAGCCTCTTCTGATGGCAGCGATGCCATTGATGTCACTGGTTCCGAAGTTACCTGTACCTCTACTGCCGCAGCAGTTGTGGTGCTTGACGTTTACAAACCGACAAAAAGATATGTGGAAGCAGTTCTCGAAACTTCCGCATCAACCGATCAGAATACCATTACGGCCGTGCAGTATGGTGCAAGAGTTCTGCCGGTAACGCAGGGCAATGAGGTTACTCTTGTCATAGGCACAGACAGTGGAACAATTTAAGGTTAAGGCGGTCTTTATGGCCGCCTAATCTCATTCAAGGGCGCGATAGACGCCGTTTGAGAAAGGTCGTGATTTTATGTCAAAGGATTTGAGTTATCAGAATGTCATCCACAAAAGACAAGGTGGAACTAGGCAGGTTATCCCTACCGGATGCGTTCAGGATATTGAGTCTGGCGGAGCATTATCGATAGGTGATGTAAATTATATCAGTACTGCCGGGAAAATAGTCCAGCAGTATGAGTCAAAGACAACCGAGGCAACAATACTATCCAACTATGGCGTAAGTTATGTCGGAGGCACCACATCAAGCCAGATAAATTATGTTTTGCCTGCGGGTACGGCCAATGTCGAGAAAACAATAGTAATCCCTCAGAGGGCAAGCACAGGCGCGGTTGTTATCACGGCCAGCGGTTGCCAGATAGAGACAAGCACAGATTCCACAGGATCAATCATAACCGCTGCAGAATATCAGAATAGCGCAGTGACATTGATTGCCAGGACATCAACCGCATGGAATCTTATCTGTAAAACAACAAGCGCGGTAATAACTTAAAAATGGGGCGTTTAATTCGCCCCTTTAATCTTGAAAGCAATGAAGTTTTTATAAAGGATGGTGATAATAAATGTCTTATTTTGAGCGGCACGAAGTTACTTTGACAATGGATACCTCAACCAATGGCACCGGTACAGCTTATACTAATGCGCCTGTAAATGGGTATGTTCATTCTATAAGATATGTCCATGGTTCTCTTTCAACAACCTGCCATTTGCGGATAACGGGAGAAAAAACAGGCATACCCGTAATCGGAGTCATACCCGATTTTGTTGGGACGGGCGAAAGCAAAACATATTATCCGAGAGTTGATGTATGCAATACTTCAGGCGATTACAATATATACGACTCAACATCTACAGAGGAAACAAGAAGAGTCAAAGACCGGGTCGGGCTTGCAAAAGAACGTATAAAGCTTGAAATAACAACATCATCAAGCACCGGTGACAATATCGGTACCGGAACATTTCATGTATTGGTAGGTGGTTAAGATGTATAAAGTCAAGATGAAAACAAGATGGATGAGTCCGGAAGTATCGTGCGCACCGGGGGCTATAATGAATGTTGAGGATTCTATCGGAAGGCAACTGATTGATTCGGGATGTGCGGAATTAATATCAATATCCAAACCGGAAATAGAGATCGGCACGGTACAACCTCCTGAAAATGCCATGATGCAAAAACCTAGTGCAAGAAAACCGGCCAAGAAGAGGTGATAGTATGTTTCCCAAAAGATGGGCGCTAAAAATCAAAATTGAACCGGCAGAAGAGCCGCTTTCAATTGCAGATATAAAAGAACATCTTCGTATTGATTCGGGAACCATTGCAGATGCAATAACCGAAACGCCGTCAATCAATATAGCCTCATACAGCACGGGAACTTCAACCGGGGCCGGGGTAGACGTGATGGGGAATTCCGTTGTTGCTTGCGCGGTGGCCGGAGTGATAAACGCAGGCGCAGCGGTTTCTATACACCTTGAGGAATCAGATGACAATATTACTTATGCGGACGTGGTTGGCAGTACTTTTACTCAGTTATCAACCGCAAACCAAAATACGGTTGTTGAAAAGGAATATGCCGGTACAAAGCGGTATGTACGCGCGAGCGCGGCGGTGACGGGTGATGCTGTTTATGGCGTGAACATTCTGGAATATGCTCCGGAGTCTGCAGAAGATGAATATATCGAAGGCCTTATAACAGTTGCAAGAGATATCGTCCAAGACCATACCGGACGCAGGCTTATAAATCAGACATGGAACTATTACATTGATGAATGGCCTTGTAAGGATAATATCAAGTTGCCATATGCTCCGCTGGTTTCTGTTTCATCTATCAAATATACCGATTGCAATGGGACGGTATACACATTGAGCACAGACGAGTATATTGTTGATACCAATTCCGAACCAGGGAGAATAGTGCTACCTTATGATGGAAACTGGCCATCCGTGACCTTGTATCCGGTGAACCCTATTAATATTGAATATGTTTCCGGCTACGGTACTTCAACCAATGTTCCAAAAACAATCAAGCAGGCTATGAAGCTCATAGTCGGCGATCTCTATGAAAACCGGGAGAACAGCCGGGACACAAAATACGGAGAGCTCAAGGAAATCCCTCTGGCAGCAAGAAGGCTGCTGGCAAATAAACGAGTCTGGATGTGATGCATATGAGGGCGGGAGAACTGGACAAAAAGGTAACAATTCAATACCCGACAAAATCTAAAAACAGTTTCGGCGAGGATATTGAGACATGGACTGATCTTACGGTAAATATCTGGTGCAGCATAGAACCGGTATCAGGCAGTGAACGGTGGTTGCAGCAAGAAAGGATAAGCGAGGCGACGTTTAAAATAAAGATGCGTTATCGGGCAAACCTCAATTCGACTATGCGGGCGAAATATAAAAACAGGTATTTTCAATTCCTTGCTGTGCTGAATTTGAATGAGGATAACAAAGAGCTCATGATACCTGCGAAGGAAGTGATCTGATGGTTATTGAAGAAGCTTTGATGACTTACCTCTTAGCACAATCCGGTTTGACTGCATTAGTCTCAAATCGGATTTATCCTTTAAAGCTTCCACAGACTCCGACGCTTCCAGCAATCGTCTATCAAAAAATAGACGCTCCGCGATTACCTGGGTTTAGTGCGGATTATGGAGTTACGACGCGAATCCAAATAACCTCATGGGCCTTGACCTATACCGGGGCTTCGGCGGTGCAGGAACAGATCAGGACAGCGACTCAGAATATCATGAACCAATCAATGAGCGGAATGGTGGTAAAAAACATTGAATTTGACGAGGGCCCGGACAGTTATGAGGATGAAACCGAACGATACGGGAAAATAGTTGACCTTTTAATCTGGCATACGGAGGCATAGCATGAAGCAGATCAGCAAAGAGATTTACAGAAAAATGCAAAAGAAGCGCAAAAATGTAAAGCGCACAAAACACAGATTCTGGTTGGTAGACGTTCATTAAGGCGTCTTATTTTATGCCCGGGGAGGTGAGAGAATGTTTTATCACGGCAAAGGTTCAAAGGTCTATCTAAATGGCAATCCGATGTCGTCCTTTACAGACAATGTCAATGTAAGCATATCGGCCGATACCGTTGAGACAACGACATTCATTGATACAGCAAAGAAATACGTCGCGGGCCTCAAAAATGCAACATTGACCGCCGAAGGATTCGGCGCGGGATCAACCGGGGAAATCGACCAGTACCTGCAGGCGGCAATCGATACAACTGGTTCTAATATATGGACGTGGTATCCGAATGAGGTTGCAGGAATGTCCGGATACGGAATGCTTGGAAGCAACACACAATACGATATCAAGGCATCTATATCAGGAGCTGTCAGGGTTGCAGCAGCCTGTCAAAGTAATGTTGGCAAGGAACCGGTCATGTGTATACGCGCAATGGCAGAGGCCACTATATCAAGCCAAGGGGCCACGGTTGACGGAGGGGCAAAGTCTACTTCGGGTGGCGCGGGATATCTGCAAGTATCGGCGGAAAATATAGCGGATGCACAGGCTTATATTGAGCATTCATCAGACGGCTCAAGTTGGGAGACATTGGCGGCATTTTCAACAGCTTCAATCGGGGCTTCGGCTCAGAGAACAGAGATTACAGGAGAAATCAGACGGTATGTCCGATCATCAGTAACAGCAACGACAAATGTAACTTACGGCACTGCATTATGCAGATTTTAGAGGGGAGTTGATTTTATGAGTTTTTATCATGGCAAAACAGCTAAGTTTTTTATCGACAATTCAGCAGGGGTATTGACGGATATTTCAACAGGCATGAATGATGCTTCATTACCGCAGGCAGCCGATACGGTTGACGTTACAGGATTTACGGATACTGCGAAAAATTTCGTAATGGGCCTGAAATCCGCAAATGGCTCAATAAGTGGGAGCTTTTCAACAACGGTTGACGCTGTCCTATCTGGAATTGTCGGCAGTTCGGACACTAAGTCTTTTGAATACTATCCCTATTCAACGGCTTCTGGATCTGTTGAGAAGAAAGGCGAGTGTTTTGTAACTGCCTATGATGTAAAGGCTCCTGCAGGCGGGGCAATAACCTATTCAGCGAGTTTAATTATATCGGGCGGGGTCACATCGACCACTGCGACATAAGGAGGGTGTATGTTAAATAGAGATGCAATAGTAAATATGAATGATAGAAAAATAGTTTTAATCAATATCCCAGAATGGGGTGGAGATGTTTTTATTAGAAAATGGTCAGGCAAAGAGAGGTCTTTGTTTTTATCCAAGTCAATCAAAGCAGATGGTAATGGTGCTGAAGTGAATTTGGACTCGCTTTATGACAACATGGCATTGGTTGTTGCAATGTCCTTATGTGATGAAGTAGGAACAAGACTTTTTACAGCAGAGCAGGAAGACATTGCAATACTCTCCTCAAAAGATGGGGAAATCATTCAAAGAATCTATCAGGAAGCGCTCGTCTTGAACGGACTGGCTAAAAAGTCCATTGAAGAAGCAGCAAAAAACTCCGAGAGCATCCCGAAGAGCGGTTCTATTTCGGATTAGCTCTTGCGCTCGGTATGACGCGGGATGAACTTTTAGAAAGAATTACATCCGAAGAATTAACTCAATGGACGGCATATTGTATGCTTTCCGAGGAAGAAAGACAGTGGGAAAAATCTTTAATGGCATTAAAGAATGGTCAGGGGTGATATCATGATTGGACTTGATACAAAAGGGTTTCAGGAAATGATAGACACCCTTGACAATATGGGTGAGGAAGGCGAAACAATCTTTAAAAAGGCTCTTGATTCAGGTGCTGCAATTATCCTATCATCTATGAAAAGAAAAGTATATCAAATATTACATAGGCGGACAGGGGCATTACAGGACAATATAAAGGTCGGCAAGGTGCGGAAACTTAAAAATGGTGTATATTCACAAGTTATAGGCCCGGCGAAAGGTGACATCACAAAAGCCTATTATGGCAAATTCTCGGAATATGGTACATCTCGCGAGCCTGCCCGCCCTTGGATGCGCACGGCATTTGACGAAAGCAAGGAATCGGCATATCAAAAAATCGAGCAAGAGTTAACCGGCGGCATATATAATGCTTTTAAGAAATGAGGTGGTTTTAAATGTCTGACAAATCCATGCTAACAAAATTAATATTAGATGCTTCCAGCTACAAACAGGGCATAGATTTGGCAAAGCAGGCCACAGCAACAATCAACAAAGAACTGGATTTATGGAAAGTACAGAATAATGCTGTAAATGGTAGCCTCAAGACTTTGTCTCAGCAAGCCAAAGCAAACGCCGATACACAAAAAATCTTATCCTCAGAAATCGACCTCACAAAGCAGAAATTGAAAGAAGTAACTGAAGCACAGGGCGAAACATCAAAAGCCGCCATGACTTATCAGAATAAACTCCTTGACCTTGAAATCCAGCAGGCTAAACTGAACAAGGAAATTGGCGGGGGACTCACACCTTTACAGAATTTCAAAAACTCCATGAAGGAAACAGGCGAACAACTGCAGAAAATCGGCGATAAGATGCAGTCGGTCGGAAAAAACATGAGTATGTATATAACTGCTCCTATTGTGGCAGCTGGTGCAGGCCTTCTTAAACTCGCAAGCAGCGCAGCCGAATACGCAGACGAGATAGGGGTTATGTCTGAAAAGACAGGAATGAGTATTAAATATTTGCAGGAAATGAGATATGCTACTAACCAACTGGATATGGAATTTTCTACAATTCAAAGTACAATGTCTACATTTACTAATAAGATGAAGGGCGCCGATAGTGATACGGGCGCTTTTGCAGAAACCCTTAGAAAATTGCACGTTTCGGTAAAGGAAAACGGTCAATCCAAAGATTTGTCAGAACTATATACTGAGATTATCGATAAATTATCAGCAATGACAAATGAGTCGGAAAGAAATATAAGGGCAGCTGCATTATTCGGAAAATCATGGCAAGAATTGGCTCCAATGCTTAACGCTGGCGGCGAAGAAATTGACCGGTTACGCAAAAAGGCAAACGACCTTAATCTCGTAATAAGTGATGAAGGTATTATGTCAGCTCGAGAATATGGGGATGCAATGGACGAAATTAAAATGCAATTTCAGCAGATGGGAATGGAACTTGGAATTGCATTGATACCAATTCTGAAAGGAAGTTTTATCCCCGCGCTTCAATCGATTATTGAAACTTTTAAACCAATACTCGAATTAATAAGTAAAATAAATCCGCAGACTATTATATTTATTGCAGTTTTTGCGGGAATAATCGCTGTTGTGGGGCCTCTTATTTATATGGTGGGAAGCTTAGCAACTGCAGTGGGAGGCATTGCTGCTGCATTTGGCGTAATGAATTTAACGGGAATGCAAACCGCTTTAATTGTCGGCGGCATTGTGCTTGCGCTTACAGCACTTGCGGCGATAATAGCAGTTATTATTGGCCGCGGAGCTGAATTGAGGAATACGGCCTCTGGCATAGCCAATAGTGTTAGAGGAATTGGTAGCTCTAATCAATATAGCGTACCTAGTTACGACGTGGGAACTCCGTATGTGCCCCAGGATACGCTTGCCATGGTGCATAAGGGTGAGCGCATCATCCCGGCAGCGCAGAATAATTCCGGAACTGCAGGGAGTGGGGTTACAATAGTATTTTCTGGCCCTGTTTACGGCGTTCTTGATTTTGAGCAGCGGGTAAAGCAGATTGTCCGGGATGCAGGGTCAGAGGGTGCATTCAGGGGGGTATTCCAAAATGGCTAATTATATTTTTGAAATTGATTGGAAT